CATGCCGATAACTAATGAAAAAGTGATCTCACCACTCTTGGCAAAATCTTCATAAATAGTCTTTTGAAAACTATCCATTGTTCCAGAGTCGTAAACACTAGTCCAGTAAGTGAAGATTTCCTTGGGGATTTCAATCTTTTTGTCCATCATTTTCATCGCTGCAAATAGCACCATGTTGAACAATTTAGGATCTATTGGATCGAGAGAAGGACGCATCAGCATAGCCAATAATAGCGCATTAGTACTCGGACCCCAACGGGTATGATCCTCATTAAGGAAGAAAGTCTTGAATAACCAAACTATGGAAGTATCTAAATCCTCTTCTGAAGTGAATTGCTTGTTTAAGAATTCCTTAGAGATAGATTCCTGCATGAAGTACTTGGAAGATGCTTTTGAAATTGTTTCTTCCTCTAAACATTGACAAATACTCTCTGAAACTTTCTCGAAGAAAAAGTTGTTAACTCGGGTTTCAAAATCTTGTATAGCAATTTCTCTTCCACCCTTTCCATACTGGTTCTTGGGGAATAGTGTCAAATAGGCTTGGAACCATTTCTTCACAACATTCTGCACCAATGGGATTGTAGAAGTTTCCTTTGTCTCAAATACAAGGTCTGAGGTGAGTGTGACAGCTTTGCTTTTCATATCACACTCTGCAAATCGCAGATCAGCACAACCATTAAGCCACTCATATTCTTTAGCTCTGCCTTTCATCACTGTCTTATGAGTTTGCGGAACTTTCTTGATCACAGTTTTTTCCTCTACAACATATGACGATACACCATCAATCATCTTTTTCACACGAACTTTCTTCGTAAGCGACTTAGAGAATTCCTCGGAAAGTGTTGTACTGAGCCTCTCTTTCACCATAGACTTGTTGGTTGCAAATTCAGACACAGAACCTGAAAGCTTCCCGGTCATTATACTCTTTTTAACTTTGTTCAAAGGTATAGAATCTCGGATCAACTTACCGGCCAGGTCAACAGCTTTCATAGAGAAGGTAGTTAGGCCGGTTCCATGGATGACATCGTAGTTATAAGTAGAAGTCTCAGAAAAACCACGAACCAAACTAGGATCCTTTTCAAAATTATCGTAATACTTTGCTGAAGACTCAGTTAACTTATTAAAAGCAGCAGCCATTGCATGATAGCGACTACGAGTCTCCTTTGATACACCGGAGTATACATAGCATTCAACTATTGCTTCAGTTATATTCAGATTAGATCCGGGACCTAAAAGCCGTGGAAAAGAAGCTTTGGTTGCTAGTTCTTCAGTATCCATATTAGTCAATGAAACTTTGCATTCTCTGGCCGAGTCGAACCAATCAGTTATGCCATTGACAACTTGATGATAAAAATACAATAGTATCTCCTTTCTACAAGGACTATGCATCTTCTCAGTCATTTTGACTATTTCAGCCCTAATACCATTCAGAGACATGAAAACATACCTCAGATCCATGATCATATCGGATGTACTTTTGTCGTTATTAAACCTGAGAATTGTGTTGGTGAAAAAATAACAAATTCTATCTTCTCGACTAAGTGGCATTGTTCTAGAAGAGTCAAGTAAGAGGCCCAGGCAGATATCATAAACAAATTTCTTTGTAACCATGTGATGAGCCACATTTAAACAATCAACACTTATCGGATCGGTATAGAGTATATCATCGCCATTGAGGTTCGAGTGAACAGAAGAGGAATGTGCTGATTTAAAAGGAAAATCATCATTGGGCTGAAGCAAGCTCGCTAATTGAATATACCTCTTAGAGTTCATTCTAGATAGTTGCTGTCCTCCATAAACAACTAACAATGTAGACTCAGTCCCTAGGGATGAAAATGAGATATCCACTTTCTTAGTATTGACCTCAGCCAAAAAGGCTATTTCCTTATAGACTTTATCGTAAAATTCTGCCAGAGCGAAGACATTTGTCCTTTTAATGGATGAGAATAGATTATATATCTGAAGAACCGATTCAGATCGTATATCATCGAATAAAGGCTGTTTAGTTTCTGCGATCAAACCATCAAGGAAACTATCATCAGCAGCCGTCCCTTCTGCAATAAACCAGTCAACCAGAGTATCAACCTTTGAGAGGTCATGGTCCCAAGAAAGAAAATTTGGATTGTCTCTTTGAGTCCTTTTGTCCTTCCCAAAAAAGTCTAGATAACCAATGCCAACCACACGTGCAATAGTCGCTGTCAAGCCAGACTCTATGCCCTCATAATCAAATCTGATTGTCCTTTTACCAATTACTCTACCATGATGCTGTCTATATAGTGGTATCTGAGTATTAGAAAAATGAGCTTTAGTCTGCTTAAGATCAAGTCCGTCAGGAATCTTAAAACCACCTATGAACACATCCTTTGATTCTTGTGTGAAGACTGAGCTAGCCGTAAGAAGAATCTTAGACAAATGGTTATCATCGTTCGTGCATAGCCTCATCGACTCTAACAACTTTACTGTTGCTGTCTTGGGCTCTAGTGAAGGTACAGTCCTTAGCAGAGGTATCGGGACAGATTTAGAGAAATGGCAGTATGTATCCTCAATACCATCGAACCTAGTTTTCAGAGCAGCAACGGCTTCTTTGCAGCTGTCTTTGTTCACAGAGTGATTCAGTAGAGTTTCTTGGTCCATATCCATGAGTTCCTGAATCATAGGTTCTATTCTAGCAATTAGTCCACTATAAAAGACATGATCGTCAATACTATCATTAGTGAATCCTTCAAATATACCTTTGTTCCCAATGTAATCGTCGAACATTTTACGGCTCCCAAAACACTGGTTAATAACATTTTCAGGTATTTGATTAAAATCAACATCAACCGGTGAGAATGGAACTTTACGGTCTGGATCTTCACCATTCAATAACGATTCAATAACAAGGAAATCAGGGTTTTCGCGACAATGGTCCATAGACTGAGAGTATATGAGCATGAGATTAGATGCCATCAAAATATCCTCATAAGGAGCTCCGAGTGCTCTCATAGCTATGCCTATATCTTTGTCATTTCTCCGAATGGCAAGTGCATTGACGACAACAGTCTCTCCTAAAGCCCTCCAATAAGAGTATTTGGTAATCTTACGTTCTCGCGCAATTATAGGGTCACCCTCAGTCAAGGTAACGTCATAAACTTCAAGAATGGTTCCGTCGTAGAAAACGGCATCTGGGGTCTTCTTAAGGTCATCAGCTTGAACATCTCCGACGAATGCAATATTGAACCGATTGCTGACGGACTGGATATTGTTCTGTGATTCGTCTTGGAGTTGAGATCCTTTATGATGACATAGAGCTTTCACAACATAGTCGTGTTGAGTTTGTCTAATTGCATTGACAAAATCTGAGCAGTATTGAGGCGGGTAAGAAGACAGCGGTGTTAGTTCGGTAGAAAGAAGAGAGTTTGCTACAGCATTCAGGATATCAGAAGGGGCTCCTAACGTTGCAGCCATGGAAATTAGCAGAAGTGATAGCAATAGGTTAAGTCGTATTAGTCTAAG